GTTCATCATCTATTTTTAATTCGTATAATTTCATATCTACAATTTAACAATGGTTTTTCAATTTGGTTATAGTGTGGCTGCGTTATTTGTTCTTCTATCAAATGCCTGTTGAGAACTCATTTCCTGAGATACAACATAGGTTTTAATAGGTGCTCTCTGAGCCTGTCCAATAGTTTCAGCAATTGCAGTATTTGGATTCTGTCCAGCTCCCACATTTACAGTCGGTGCTACTGCTGCCGCAACTGTTGGTGCCGCAGGTGGAGCAGCATTTGGAGTAGATATTCCACCACTCGATGCAGGAGTTCCATTATCAGCCGCATTTATTTGTTGTATCGCTTTCACACCAGCAGCAACCGCAGTAGCCGCAGATAATACACCACTAATTGTATTTATCGCAACCCATGGTTGTCCGAATGTTAAAGGTGATGCCGCAATCGCTTTCGCATTTGCAATACCCGTATTTACAGCAATCTTACCAATTGCAGCCGCTTGTTCTACAATTACGGCAGCTATTTGTAATTTCTTATTCTTACCTGCAATCTCTTTTAATAATCCAGCACCCTGTTGAACTAAATCTAATTCAGCAGTTTGGATAGCAGCTTTTGCTTCCTTCTCTGCCAATGCGATATTAACTCTTTCATCAGATGCTTGTTTCTGAATTGCAGTTCTTTGATTTTCAGTTAGGGTTGTATCAGATAATAGGAGAGCTTCCTTCTCATTAACTAATTGTCTCTTTCTATCATAAGAAGTTGTTACATCTTGCAATTCAGTTTCAATACCCAACATTCTATCATCTGCTTGCTCCAATCTGATTTGTTTTCTACTTTCTTCAGCCTGAATTTGAATAGCAGTTCTTTGTTGTTCGGTTAATTCTTCATTAGTTAATAATTCAGCTTCTTTCTGATTGATTAAACTAATTCTCTCATCATATCTTTCTTTCTGAATACCTAATCTTTCAGCACTTGCTTGCTCAGTTATTTGTTTTCTTTGCTCTTCGGTAGTTCCCTCAATAGAAAGTAACATCTTCTCCTTCTCATTCACCATAGCAATTCTTCTGCTATATACATCACCCTCTTTAGCAAGTTCGTTCTCTATTGCCAATAATCTCTCTTCTCTATCCTTCTGTCTTTGTTCTTTAGTTATTGCTCTTTTATCAGCTTCAACCTTTTGAACTTTATCAGCATATTCAGCAGTAGTTATTAATCCCTTATCTAAAAGTTCTTTTTCTTTCTTCAACTCTTCATTCAGAGCATCGATTCTTTGTTGGAATTTAAAGTTACTATTCTTAGCAATTTCATCCAATTTAGCGATATTCTTTTCAATATCCTCCTTATCGTATTTTCTATTAATAGCTGCTTCTTTTTGTTTGAATCCTTCAGCCAAAGAAGTTGCATCTACTCCAAACTTTTTAGCTTGTTTTAATAACTCTTCGTATTTTTGTTTATTTTCAATTAATTCTTTTTCTCTCGCACTCTTATCTGCATTAGCAGCTCCTCTATTATACTCATCTATTTGTTTTTGAAGTGCTTCCTGATTCTTCTTTAATTCTTCAGCATCCTTCTTCGCTTTCTCTCTTTGTTCCTTAGTTAATCTTTTTTGACCTTCTCTGAAAGAATTAACTCCTTGATCAAACCCTGTCGTAACACCCTCTACAACTGCATTAGCAACACCTTTACCAGCTTCCTTAGCATTATCCACAAACTTATTAAAACCTCCTTTAACTGCATCTACGCCAGCAGAAACACCCTTTTTAATTCTATCCCAATCAAAAGTAAATATACCTGCAATAACATCACCTGCCGCAGCTCCTACTTTAATAAATGTTTGGAATGAATTTACTAAGTTATTTCCAATAAATGTAGCCAATGATTTTACAATACCAAATAGAGCAGTAAATGTTCCTACTAATACACCAGCAGTTGTAGATAATACCTTCATTGTTTTTTCTGAAGATAATAATTCAGTTATTAAATCTGCAAATATATTAGCAATCGGTTCTAAGATAGCAAATAAACCATTCATTATCTTTTCAAAAGCCGCAGTAATCTTATTTAATTTAGCTTGTCCCTCTTCAGTTCTACTTAGAGATTCTTTAAATGCAGCAATTGCAGCAACAATTAATGTTATTGCTCCTAATGCCAATTTAAATCCTAATGAGAATTTATTTAATCCTTCGTTGAATCCTTTAATTGCACCACCCACTTGTCCAATTGGACCAGGTAAAGCAGCTAATTGGTCATCAAATTGACCTGCTTGGAATGATACTTTTTCTTGTGCATCATTTAAATCATCTAATTTCTTTCTTAGAGTTTCAAATTCCTTAGTTCCAGTTTTACCTTGATCAGCTAATGCCTGTAAAGCAACAGTAGTTTCTCTGATTTGAGATCTTAAGGATTTAAATTTTCCTTCAGCTTTCTCTCCTTGATCCCCTAATTCCTTTACATCTTCAGTACCCTGAACTTTGGTATCAATGATAGTAGTATAGGTAGTAGTATTATCTGCCATTACTTTTTACTTTTTAATATTCGTTTTATTTGTTTTTTAGCTCCTTCGAATGAAGTTGGAATTTCATACATCCCTTTTGCTATATCTACTTTCTTAGATACACCAAAATAATCATTCAGAACTAAAAGATTTATTATGTTTGCTATCATAACATTTTAACATTTATTTTCCGTTTCGTTAGGGTGATTATTCGAATCCACTACTAAATCCATCACTAAATCCATTTTGTGCAGGAGGTATAGGAGTAAATCCTTCTCTATAATCGAATGTTCCTGCTAATAATGGCCCTAATAATTGAATTTTACATTCACCCGTTTTAAGGTTGTAATCGTTAATAGCTCTCAAATGCCAATAGTTTCCTCTATAATCTACAACATCATTTAACTCTAAATCAAAATAATCAGCTAAAGGAATAATAGCATCAGCATTTAAAACCCTCGTATATGGGTCATAAAGTAACGAAATATAATTACTCCAATATTGAGTATATAGGTTTTGTGTTGGAATCTGTCCGTATGCAGCAGCTTCGTTATTGAATAATAGAGAACGAGAGCCCGTTGTTGGAAAACTTCCACTTACTACGTTATAATTATCAAAATAAGGGAACTCATTTACATCTAAACTTCCAGTCCCATTTTGTGTCATATACCATTTCTCACACTCTAATGTTCCATTATAAAACAACAAACGAGGTTGAACTCTCGCTGGTGCATATGTTGCATCAGAGATGTAAGTTGGAATATATATTTGTATTTTCTGACTCATATTTTATTTTTATATTCCTTAACAAATTTGAATAGATCCGATATTACCTAAATAATCAATATAAGCAGTATAGAAACTTCCACCTGTACAACCTCCTACCATTTTCCAATAATAGTATCCACCATTGAACGGAGTTGTTAATAAGTTATCAGAATAGAATTTAGTTAAACTATTGATATCACAAGTATTAGCATAAACTGTCGTTGAGAATGTATAGTTTGCACACGCTAACGATGGTGAAGAATAACCTTGCGAACTTAAATAGTAAGTATAGTAAGTAGGTTGAGGATTGTATCCACTAATACTACCTGATACACCCGTTCCACTAATAACCACTAATGGGTCTGAAGCAAATGTTGTTTCTACTTTTAATTCTCCTTGTGAATAGAAGTTTTGAGTATCATTATAGTATGATGCTCCATATGTTCTATTACTTGCTCTATTAAATTGAACTGATACATAATCCGTATCTTGCTTATCAGTAAATGTTACTTTATTCACCGCAAAGTTGTTGGCAGGTATTACTTCAACTGTCTTATTAAGATTAATAAATTTATTAAAATCTTTTACCTTTCCTCTATTATACCACTCATTGAATGTTTCCACAATCATCTGATTTGGTTTTGTTTTATCAGGGTATATTACCAAATTGAATTTCTTTTGGATACCTTTGATAAAATCAATCAAACGAATACCTTGCGTACCATAAGGCATATTAGATGGAATATCCATTACTCTATTATCTGCTACGTTACCAACTTCAGTAATTTGGAAATAAGATTCTGCTTTATTATTCGGGTCTAAATATAATTTAATTGTATCATATGGATTAGCATATTGATTTGTCCAACTTAAACCAAAGTAATAACTACCAGGTTCTAATACTGCTGTATTATATTCAGTTTTTAAAGTAAAGTTTTCATTTACTCCCTGATTGTTAGCAGCAGATGCCTGAACAAACCATTGAGTAAAGTAATCATTTATATTATACAATGGTAAAGAACCTGCAGTTGTTGATGAACTACCTGTTTGCCAATATCTTAAATATAAGTTAGGAGCTCCAATCTTAGAGCCAGATACTTTTAGATTTAAATTAAGAATACCTCTTAATGAAGATGATACAGGTAAATTATAAGATGTATCAGTTCCAATAAATCCTTGTGGATCAGATAATACGTTAGCCCATGGGAAACGAGTAACAGAACCCGTATCCGGTAATTGAACGTTTGTAGTTCCACTACCACTTATAGCACTTAATTTAATTGTACCATAATTCTCCAAAGTTACACCACTATATATTGGGTATCTTAATGCGTAATTACATACCATATATACATCATCTAACCAACTTTGATTCCAAAATGAAGATGAGTATGTATAACCAAATGTTTCAAATATAGAATCCCATACTGCCTTAACTCTAATAGCAGGTTTAAAATCCTGAACGTGCAAAGCACCATCGGGGTCATCCATACCATTATATTGGTCGCCAGATGTATATCTTAGGTATTTACCATAATCAGCTAAAGGATAAACGATATCACCATTAAATAAATTACCATGCCAACTCGCACTAATATTAGCTAATGAAGATGTATGATTGTATTTTGTAAGTGAAGATAAATCATTTAAATAAAAACGATTCACATCTCTTGCAAAAGATGAGACAGTTCCATAAAGAGATACTTCGTATGATTCAATACCTACATTCTCTTTAATATTTACTTTATTCAATTGAATGTAACCACTAACCAAATATATACCATCAAAATCTAAGTATGCTGGAACTTTTTGGTTTGTTGAGAATAGGTAAGGATTAACAACAGAAATATCATAAACGTGCTCAAAGAAAGCATTATTCTTTTTTGTAGCAGGAACTAATATAGTTCTACTAAAATCAGCAGGTAATGTTCCAATATCAAATATACCAGTAATATTATCTGAAACGACAATATCCTCTTCTTTGTAAATGTCTAATATTGTTCCATTGGCAACTAATTTGTATCCAATGATATTTGTATTAATAACTCCCATATTATATAATCAATTTATATCCTTGTCCGTAATCGAATGTAAATGTGTATTGAATTAATTTATCATTTACGCCCGTTTTAAATGTTAATGAATTTACGTTAATTGTAATTGGTCTAACCAAATTACTTGCTTCATCATAAACCCAATACATTTCATCAGATGAAAGGAATTGTTTGAATATATCATTGTAATCTTGTGCTATGTATTGAGTATTAACTGTTAGTGATTCTTTAGCATTTACAACATATGTTTTTAATTGAGTATCATAGTTGTTATATGTTAATGTTGAACTTTCCCAACTTCCTAATTGTGGTTGGTAATTACTTCTATCTGTACTGAATGAAGTTTGATGAACACCATAGCAGTTTAACCAATCAAATTGTCCGAATCTATTCTTCCATCTAATTCTTACATTAGGATACTTCTGAATACATTCATAGTTAAATGTAATTGGTTGAGCAGTAGCACTTCCTGTTACTCTCGGAGTTAAAGTATATTGTGTTAAGTTATATGAATTTAAAGGGAATCCTAATGAATAAGGGAAAGCAGGTATTTGTTGTATCTGCTCAGATGTAGCACTTCCTGTTACGATTGCCACACTACCCGTTGCTCCATTACTTCCACTATAAAATATTTCATCAGCCCAAACTAATCCACCATCTTCCGCAGTATAAACCCCTAATGTTCCCTGATTCTCAGTAAAGAACGATTGAGTTAAAGGCCCAGCAGAAAGGATTGGGAAAGCAGGTGCTTTTTGATTTAATTGTTGTCCAATTGGTTCTTGGAATACTGAATAACCATCTAATGTTTTATAGATATCAGTTGTTATATTATCACTACCAGTTACATATACACTTCCACTTAACCATTGTGTAGAGAATTTAATTTTGAAAAATTCTATGTTTGAAGTGTTAGCAATTGCATAATCTGCGAGAGTTGAATTAAGTATTCTACTCACATCAAATATACCAACACCCGTATTATTTGGGAATTTAGTTAAAGTATATTTTACACTACCACTAGATGCAACAGAACCTGTCCAATAATATAATTCTCCAACATATTGGAAATTGGATTCCGTTACGTTGGTAGATGATGATACCGAAAATGCTATTGGCGATTGAGCCAAAGAAGCAGATGCGGGATATTGAAGAATCGTTAGAGCCATTCTAAAGTTTTTATAATTTAACCTCTAAAATCGCTTTTGTATTAGAGGGTTAGTATGAATATCTTTTTGTAGATGAATTGGGTGATATTTTAGGCCCAACTCCAAATTTAGATAATTTTCCTTTAATCAAATTCATTTGTTCAATAGCAATATCTTCAGCGTTTTGCTTCTGATAATCTTCTATAAGTTGTTGTAGAGATTTAGAGTTTGCAGCTGCATCTCCAAATGGTCTTCTAATAAACTTCTTACTTCTATAATGAACAAATCCTAAATTAAGGAAAATACCATATCTTAGTGTTTTTAAATCAAACACTACTCTACTAGCATCCTGAAATGTTTTCAAAACCTTAATAGAATTTCTAAGTGCTCCCGTCTTAAATGCTCTTGTCGGATAACCTTGCCAATTCTCAGATCTTGATGCAATATAATACTTCGCTAGGTTTTCATATTTTGTTCTTATATCTTCTAGCTGAACCATCTTATGCTAATAGGTTAAATAAACAACGAGGTCTATTGTTATGAACTTTAATATCGAATGTAGATACAAATCCTGCTAATCCATTATCAAACTGATCAACAAATGGAGTATTTTTTATTTCAGTATCTATAATAATACCTGTTGTTTCCGCAGAGTATTGTGTGAATGATACCAAATCGTTTATGATTGCTAATGTATTTGCGTGAATATCTACAACATCATCCGTTCCGTAGAAAGGAATTGTTTGAGAGTTTTTAACACCTACTGATTCGTTATTCTTTAATTTTATTTTGTCAGCTATTACTAACTCCATAGAATATATTGTAAGAGAATCACTAAAGCTCACATTAGTAATTTGAACATTACCAATAGGATATCTTGGGTATTCATCATTATCAATACCATATAAATCACCCTGGCTAACTTGTGCTAACGATGGATGATTACTCATTAAGGTTTTCCAATACTCTAAAATATTGTAATATAGAGTAAGGTTAGTTTGATTACTTGCGTTAAAACTCATTTTTTATTATAGATTTATATTACAAATATAAGCATTACCCATATCTGGATAGATTTGAGTTAAGTTACCTACTGATTGTAAGTATTGAGGTATTGCGTATGAATATGCAATTAAATAGTTTTGTAATCTTGTCGCATACCAATCAGCATTATCCTGAGCCTTTTGTAGAAGGTAATCTATTTCGTTTTTGGTCGGTGCTACGGATTGATCACTCATATGCTTAACCGCACCATCAGATTTAAAAGATATTTGGCTAAATGGAATATATTCAACGGCTGAGTACCATATTAAAGTTGGTTTGATATGTTTGTTCATCAAATCCTGATAATATGCATCCAATTGGTCGAATGTTCCAGCAGTTATCTGATCTTGGATATAATAAAATAAGACAGTTCCTAAAAAGTTCAACATATACTTATCTTGAGCCGTTCTAACAAATGGCAAAAGTTTATCAGCATCTATTGCTCCGTTTAATGGAGTGTTCTTAATTATATCATTTCTTGTAATAAAAAGTGCGTAAGACATATTCTAATTATTTATATATTTCGTAATCTTTTTTGAATGTAGGATGAGATTGATATACCCAACCTTCTTCTTCACTCATCTGCATTTCTTTTTCTGCAGGAGTAACATCAGTAACTTGCTCAGGATTCTCTCCTTGCTCATTGATATCAGTTTGAACTTCTTCAATTGTTTGACCTGTTTCTTCAGCAGTTGTAGAAAGGATTACCAATGGAGTTAATTGTTCAAAGTATAATTGTGTATCTTCCCAACCACCATCTTCTAATGCCGCTGATAATACGTTTGTAATTAAGTTTTGGAAAGGAATGATTGTCATTGTTTCTAAGATAGAGTATGCAGTTTTCATCTCCTCACTTTGAGAACTAAAACCATTATTCTCAGTTCTGATACCGAATAATAAAGGTGATGTTACTCTATGTGCAACTAAGATTCTATCCTGTGCATATTCAGCAACATATTTATATTTCTCATTTAAGTTATCAATGTTAATTACATCGATAGTTGGTTTAGAATCAGGTGTATCGTTAAATGATACCATAAATCTACCAGCATTCTTAGTGCCAGTGAATTTTCTTTCAATTAAATCTTCAATAGTATCTCTCTCTTCAGGAGCAGGAACACCATTGTTTAAATTTACCATTACAGCCGGTAAGAAACCATTCTGAATGTTATTAACGTGTAAGTTAGATAATTCAGCTTCTACTTCAGCAAATTGTAATGCCGGCAACCAATCAGGTGTTGAATAATAATATTTACCTGGTGAGTAGTTCTTAATCCAAAGAATTTCTCTCTTCTCAGATGATGTTCCAAAAGCAGGAATAGGTATTTTAGCCTTTTGTGCTTTTTGATCCATCCAATCAGTACAATAGTAATAAGTTTCAATCTTAGGATTTAAACCAATCTTCTCAGCTCTTAAGTGTTGTACTGGTATGTGATACATTTTAATAATCTTACTATGATCATCATTCCAAATCACTTGATATGCACCATTACCATATAATTTTAAATCGAAGATAACTCTTTTAGTTTCTTCTTGTGGAATTAACTTTCCTAATTTGTTTTCTAACTCTGGATTCTTTGAATATAAACCCTTACCGAAAATCAAATCACTAATACCTTCAATACAAGCCGCATTAGTTGTAGATGTATTGAAACATTGAGTGACAGTAAAGTAGTAATCATCTTGAGTATAGATACCGAATGGCACCCAATTATAACGGGTCTTTGTATCCTCTCTAACTGCTGGGATATCTTGACCTGATAGATTAACTACTGAAAAACTTTGGTATTTTCTTTCCATATTATTCTAAAATTATATATTCGTTTTGTGAAATATGTGATGTATATTGTTGAGTATTTTGGTTTGTATAATCTGCTTTCGAACCACTATCAGCTGATCCTGTTCCGAATACTTGAACTGAACCATGCCATATCTCAGATGAACCCGATTTAATTGTTGCTCTATATTCAGCCGCTTCTATTGCTCCACTAATATTTGGAGTAAAAGTTAAAAGTGATTCATAACTATTGTATGAATACGATGAAATTGAAGAAGATATATTCTTTAAAAGGAACATATCTTGCAAATCCAAACTTAATGAAACTGATGAAGATGCTATTGGCGATGTTCTTATCGTCCAACTATTAGAGCCCGTAGTGAAATAAGTTAGCATTATATAGTATTTATCTCGATTTATCTATAATTTAACACCGATTATCTTAATTGTAGTAAAATAAAAAAGGTAGGATTTCTCCTACCTCTCTTAATAAGTTTTAAAGTTTAACTTTTATGCTTAATACTGAAAATTATCCTGCAGTATTTTGATAGCTATTTGAGATTGTTGGTTTTCCTGCACCACTTAATGCTGCAAATGGATCACCATATGTAGAACCGCTAATGAAAGATGCTGGATATTGCTCTAAACCTGTTAAGGTAATAGAATAACCATATAAATCACCAACTGAACCTCCTGTTTGAATATTACCCGCTGTCACATCCATACCTTGTCTTTCACCTGCTAATAAAGCATCTCCGTTCAAAGTAGATATAACAACTTGATTTCTACCCCAAGCTAACAATCTTAATTGAGTTGTCATTTCGTTAGTTAATTTCTTTAAGTTCAATACTAATTCTTGTGAAAAGAATGTAGTACCATTTTCTCTAGATGAATTAACTGTTTCAGTATAAGCAGATGTACCTTTCAATTGGTAGTAATATACTACACTACCAGAAGGGAATGCAGTGATTGGAGAACCAGCATCACTAGCCGTAGCATGAGTGAAAGATGCAGTTGTGTAAGGTAGGAAATAAACTCCTGCCAATCCACCTACCGATTCTTTACAAACCTCATATCTTCCTGATGAAATTGTGCAATTTGCCATAATGAATATTTTTTTTAATAATTAAATTGTTTTTTGTAATCTTATAAAAGGGAGATAGTTTCCTATCCCCCATTAATATGATTAGTAGTTTTTGTGGATAGCAATATCTTGTCCGATACCGAACTGAGTTGCTGCTGTGTATCTCATGATAACTCTGAAGTTTTGAGAACCATCTAAGTCAGCCATGTCTAATACTCTAACCTCATTATAATCTGACAGCAATCCTGTCCCGAAATATAAGTTAGATTTTTGAGCAGCTACCATAGCAGAAGATGCCAAACCTGGACACCAAGCTAATTCGATACCATTGAAGTTCATTGGTTTTTCACCAACGTTTAACATGTTGTTAAATCCGTTTGCACCTTGAGCACCACCAGCTAATGCTTGTTGGTACGCTTTAGCAACGTTAGTTGGAACGTAGATTAATAAATCCTCTTTTCCATAAACTGTTTGAGGAATTGCATCTACTAAAGAGTTCAATGCAGCTAATACGTTTGTAGAAGTGATTGATCCTGAAGCAGAAGATGTTACTGGAGCAGTTGCACCACCTACACCAACTGAAGCAGATAAAGCAGGATATAAACCAGCGAATTGTCCGTTAGTTGATGCAGAACCTTGCCAAATAGAGATTTCAGTCGCTTCAGCAACTTTACCACCAACGTAAGAGATTAAGAAATCTGTGAAGTTAGCAGGAATGTTGTCAAATGCTGAATAACCTAATTGTAAAGCCTCCCAAGATTCTACGAAGTTTTGCTTACATAATTGTAAATTCACTTGTAGTTCTTTTGGTTCTAAAATTCTTTCTGTCAAAGCAACTGAACCTGTTGCAGTGAAATCACATGATGCGTTAGAGATGATATCATCTACTGCAATTTTTTGGATTACTGATTTGAACTTCACGTTTGGCATGATAGTCAAATACTTATTATCCAAAGTTTTAGCAGATAACAACGCAGCAGCAATGTACTTACCTGCGAACTCTCCCGCATAGGTAGAAGTTACTACTGGATTACCAGTAAAGTTTTGTTGTTGTCTCATTTTAAATAAGTTTTTTAATATTTTTTAATTGTATAATTTAGCTAAGAAAGAGTTTTGCATATCTTCTAAACCATTCTTCTTAGTAGTTTTTACACCTTGTGCAGAAAACTTAGTTTCTTCAATTGGTGCTCCATCTAACTTAGGAACTTTTGGTTCTTCGATATCTTTCTCAGTTTTAGTTTCTTCTGTTGGTTGAGCTTCCATAGCAGCTATTTTCTTTTCCAACTCAGTTATTCTATATGATAATTTCTCAACAATAGAACCTAAGTTTTCAGTATCATCTTCTGGAATTGTATCTACCTCATCTTCAGTACCATCGCCTGAAGGTAATTCAGTTTCTTCTTCGAATTTTACTTCGTTTTCTTTTGGTTCGTAATCTTCAGGAATTGGTTGAACTTTTTTAGTTTCAGCTTTCATTTCCTCTTCTGATTCTTCACCTTCTGCGTTTTTAGCTTCTTCTACGTTTTCTCTTTCTTCGATTTTACCATCTTTTACAACGATTCTGATAATGTTCTCATTACCACTTTCATCTTTTAAAGAGATTTCGTATTCTCCATCCGCAGCTGGAGCTTTAGTTCCATCTTCTGAAATCACCTCTACTGATTCACCTAAATCAAAAGTAGGAGATTGTAAGATATCACCATTAGTCGCCTTAGCGTCAGTAAATTCAACTTCATCTTTCTTAACAGAAAGTAAAGTTAAAATCTTATCTAATACATTTTTTGAAGTCATAATAATTTATTCTTTTGGTATTTAACAATAGGTTTTATATTTGTATTTATTTTTTTATATTGATCCACTAATTTCAAATGTTGGTACATCTACGAATGTATCAAATATCTCTTTATGTTTAGAAAATAAAGGGTCTGATAAAAGATATTCGTTAATATAATTTCCACTAAATTCACTTCTAGATGTAGGAATCCATACATATTCATTTGTATTTGCTGATTCTAATTGTTTAACTTGTTCAGCGTTTATTAAATATAATTTCATAATTTAGAATTTATTTAGGTATCCACTTTTAACTACATCACTTAATGGCCCTCCAACAGGTGTATCTCCACTACCAATTGTATCTATTACTAATGATGATGTTGTATTATATGGAATATGAACTAATTTACCATTTGGTGCTAATACACAACCTGTATATTGTTCAACACCACCAGCATATGAACCTATTTGAGATACAGTATCGTTGAATGTATTAATTACTAATGATGATGTAGCATTAATTGGAGAACCATATATTTTACCATCTGTTCCCAATGCTCCACCATACCATTTGTATGAAAAAGTTCCACCTGTTACAGGTATAGTTGTTGTTGATCCTGTATTATTACAATTGAATTTAACAACGTTCTGGCTATAATATGGAATTGCATACATATTATTTTGTGGTGATGTTACTATACCAACAAAAAGTGAATCACCTGGAAAACTACCAAATGAACTTCCACTCGTAGTTCTTGGATCATATTCCCAAAAATAATCCGCATTATAAGGAGCCATATATATTTTTCCATTAGACCCTACACAACCTCCACCAAATAATACATTGTTTATACCTGATCCTCCTGCAATAGTTGCTCCAACTTGAGAAGCAGTATCAGTTGCAGGATCAATCTCTACCACTTTAGCAGCATTTAATGGGATACCATAAATCTTACCATTAGGGTGAGCAACTGCTCCAACATATTTAGCATTTTCTGCTCCACCGATTGTTCCAAATGTTGAAGTGGTTTTATTTACTGTATCAATAACTAATATATCAGAGTTATTGAATGGAACACAATATATTTTTCCATTATTTGCTAATGCCCCACCACCCCATTTAGCTCCACCACTACCTACTGAACCCCAAGTTGTTGAAGTTCCTGCAACGGGATCGATTTCTAATACTTGAGTTGAAAAGAATGGAATACCATAAACCTTTCCATCTTGTCCAACAACACCACTATACCAACTATTTGATGTAGAACCAACAGATATTTCACTAAAAGTTGGAGAGGCAGAACCACTCCAACTTGATATCGTATCTAAAAATTCTCCATTTGTTGGAGTTGTAGGCCAATAAGGATAACCTGGTTTGTTGTATGAAAATGCATTAAACATATTATACTAAGTTTCTTATAGATGTTAAGTAAAGAGTAGTTGAATCATACGAAATCAAAGTAATAATATCTTTACTTGTTGATGTCGTAGGAACATATGCACTACCACTTTGTTGTTTTACTGAAGATGGGAATGTTACTGTTCCACTTCCAGTTGTATTCAATAGAATTGATATTGTTTGTCCAGGCTTAATGTTAGTTGGATTGATATTTACTGAACTACCACTTACTAATTGTAAAGTAAAGAAGTTTCCAGCATTTAAATCCAATGATGCAGTTGAAGAAGCAACACTTAATGCAGTTACCGCTCCATTCACACTACCCGTTACATTATATGATCCTGTTATTTTTCCACCTGTTCCAAATTCAATTTGTCCATTGATTCTAGCCGCAGATGATGTTAATGCCGCATTGAATACTGTCGTACCATTGAATGTTGCACTATTTACAGCAGTGAAAGAACCACTGATTGTAGCACCTCTCTTAAATTGAGGAGCTGGATTTCCACCCGTATTTTGAGGGATTGCCAACCAAGTCTTATAAGAGTAATCTCCTGTTGAGAAATCTTGGAATAAGAATTGTGATGGAGTAGCAGTTGCTAATAATTCAGTTGAATAACTAAATCCAATACCATCAGTAGCCGCTAAGTTAAATGCAGCAGATCCAGTAGATACGTTATAGATTGTATAATTCAATCCCGTTTTACTAATCATTGCTCCATTGTAAATACCAGTCGTTGGGTCAGCACCTACAATTAAATTACCATTAGATAAAGTTTGTGTTCCTGTGAATGTATTACTTCCTGTTGTTGCGAATGAGCCAGTATTAATACTTCCACCACCATTCATTGCATATGATGCAGTAACTGCGTAAGAAGCAGTACCAAATACACCAGCTGATGCAGTTACAGGTCCGTTGAATGTAGAAATATTTTCAACTGTCAAACTTCCACTTCCTTCTCCACCCCATGTACCACTAACAATTAAATCTTTTACAACGAATGTTCCGTTGATTCTACCATTAGATGAAGTAATAGGTAAGTTAGAATAGAAGTGACCACCATTTCCTCTCGGTCCAGTTATTTCAACTGATCCAGATACAACTGATAAAGCAACTGTTGCTTCTCCGTTACCATTAATAGTTGTCGAACCATTAATTGTAGTTGTATCAGTAGTAGCATCTCCTAATGTTGTATTTCCAGTTACACCTAAAGATCCCGTTACACCTAATCCTCTTGTGAATTGAGGTGCTGGATTAGTTCCAGTGTTTGGAAGTAATTTTAAGAAATTAGAATATCCACTACCATTAAAATCTTTTAAATATATACCGGTACTATTAATTAATGTTTGTAGTTCATTATCGAATCCACCTGCATATGCACCGATTGTGTTTGTATATGTTGCAGAACCGAATCCGTTAAATGTTCCATCAGCAGTTGTACCACCCATTTGAGAACCTAAGAATAAGGTATCAAAATCTAATGCACTAACTTTGTTAGCAACAACAGATCCCGTTACACTTAATGGCCCTGATGGTAATCTAACTGTACCCCATAATGTTTGAGTATCGTTTGAAGCATCTCCTAATATGTTACTACCTGAAGAGTAGATAACTGAAGATGATTCGTATGTTACGTTTAATAAAGCTACTGAAGCAGTTCCACTTACTATAACATTATTAAATGTTTGTGTTCCGTTGAATGAGTTATTAACATTTGTTTTCGCAAAAGATGATGTATCAATTGTTGCGTTTGCTGCATAACTCGCAGTTGTCGCATATGAAGCACTTAATACACTCATAGATGCCGTTTGTGAAACATTCACCTTTGCAGTATCTAAAGCCGCACTAACTGCTGTTAATTGAGCATCGGTTGCAAATGTTGCATCCAATGAGGAACTGAATGATTGTAAGGCTCCGATTTGAGAATTCCAGCTTGCACTATCAACATTATAAGAAACTTCATCAACTAATGAATCAATCATATTGACGTTGTAATTTCTTAATATCTCAGGAGTAATATATCCCGATGTGTTATCTGGGAAACTATTGTTGTTATCGGTTTTTAACTGATTTTTAGTTAATTCAGACATATCTTAAATTTATTTTATTTTAATACAAAGAATCCATCAGAAAATCCTTGAGAAAATCCTCCAAATACGCTTGAAGCTGGTGATTGTGTTTGTCCAATTCCCTGCTCCATTAAAGCACCATTACAACATTTTCTACTATATGTATTTGAGTTTAAACATAGACAAGCTCTTCTACTATTCTTAGGAGAACTTTTACCTCTTGTTGGGCCCAAATATATACCAGAGTTTTTTCTCTGATTCTGTGATTGCGAAGGAGTTCCTGGCATTCCGTTATTCTATTTATGCATTTAACAACCGAAACCGATATTGTATTATCTATATTTCTTCATCGCTTCTTTATGAAGAAGATTTTCCATTTTTACTTTGTCTGCTTTGTATGCAAGATATAATAAACATTCATAAAGAGGTTTTCTTGTCACCTCATCCACTCTTAAAAAATCACCTTCAGCGAGTTCAATGATTGATGGATAACTTTTCCATTTTTTTCCAAAATTGATTTGATATTGGGTGATATCTCCATCTGGTCCCTCAAAGAGTTCTGGATAGATTTCAATAGTTCGCTCAATAAACCGATGAAAAAAAAAAGGGCGCCAAAGTTAAAATCCATAGGAGTTCCCATAAACTTCTTATCATCTACTTCTCCTTCATATGGTTCTATCTCATACAATTTACCAACCTTCTTTGTTACAGGTCTATAAAGAATGGATAATATTTTACTCCAATTTCTATCAATGGTAATAGTATCATACTTCGTAATATCCACATAAGCACCATACGACATTTGTGATAGATTAGGTTCGAATCCATATTCCACTCCATCTATTGTAATAAATTTTTGTAAATCATAAGCAGTATCTCCCATAAAGGAAGCCAAATCTGCTTTTATTTTACCGAATGTTTCAGTATCTATCTTATTGATATACTGAGCATCTATTCCACAAAGATGATAGAATACAATCGCATCCATCGCCTCTTTATCATCTTTATAATTTTCTAATTCCTCTCTAAAGGTTAGATACTTTTCTAAGGTAACTGCCGACCAATTCTTTGGAACTGTGATTGTTAATTTTTGTTTCATTGAATGTTCATTTGTAATTTTAACTGCGATATCATCATTTGTAGTTGAAGATTCTTTTTATCAGCATTCTTCACATATGCATCCATCGCTATAATCTTTGTATTTAATTCTTCATTACTCGCTAATAACTCTCTTACTAACTGAACTAATTGTTCTATTTCTTCTTCGGTATATTTGCTCATATTAGAATTGATTAGCATCAACAAAATTAAAAGCATCTGCTGAAGATTGTTTTTGTAATATATATTCTACTTCACTCACATCTTCACCCATATTCTTTAATAATGCGATTGCTGATTGATGTAACCCATATAGTCTTTTAAACTCATCTAAAGTTCCATTTAAGTTATTAACTAAGTTTTGATTTAATTGATACATTTGTTGTAACTCTGCCTTCACATTGTATAGTTCTAATGTATTCGGGTCATTTCCTAAAATTGTTGCCATATTATATTTTGTTTTTATATTCTTATTCCTCCAACTGTAATTGCGTACTTTCCTTTGTTCTCTTCTCTCTTTGTTAGTTTCATCATACCAATATATCTAACCGCATCCATTAAGTGATCCAATCCACCTTCGGGTTTATCCGTTACGTTTCCACCTTTATCAGTCGCCCATTGGTATCCATACATTTCATTGATTAGATTCTGAGAATACTTTTCAACTTTGATTTTGTAATTTAGTAAAGTATTAATACCAAAATTGATACTATCAGGTCCCTTCTTTACGGGTTTAATATTGAATCCACTTCTAAAGATTTCATCTATTAGTCTAGGCTCTGCGCTATCACCCCAGATTTCCTCTCTGTTGGGTGCAAATCTTCTCAGCCTACTGATTATATCATTTGTAGATAATCCCTTCTCATAAACGAATTCTTTAAGGTATAGAGTATCTCCCCACTTCCACATACCAGCCAATGCAGTTGGGTCTTTTGCATAACCATAATCCATTCCATATCCTACAAAATCTGCTTCATCAGGAATGTAATCACATAATTCAAAATGATATATCTGTCTTTCGTTACCTGCAAACTCACCCAATCCATATATCTGCCAATACTTTGGATTCTTTTCTTTTAAATCCTCAATAGCAACTATCTGCTCTTTTGGTATGAATGGATTATCTTTATAGGTTGTTCTGAATACTTCTACATCTTTATCACCATATTGTTGTCTTAACCAATGATAAGGTGATATAGTAGGGTTATATGAGTAAATTATTTTTTGTGTTGTTCTGATTCCAATTTGAAATGCTGAATCTGCATCTATTTCCGATGCTTCTTCCAACCAACTGATATCTGCTTTGATACCTCTTAACTTTCCTTCATCATCGGTTGAAAAGAATGTTATAACTGCACCACTACCGAATGTGTATGTTTTATTTGATTCACTCCAATTCTCCGGAACCCAAATCCCTAAGTCATTAAGAATGTCCCTAAAATCTTTGATAACACTTCGTCTCAAAGATGGCATTGTTGAACGAACTATACTAACGATAAGTTGTTGTTGAAGACATTGAACTATAATCCATTGTAAGATAGCATATGTCTTTCCACTTCTCGTTCCACCTATATGATGTTGATATCTCGCCTTACTATCATTAAGATTGTGGTACGTTATTGTCGTCTCTATGTTTATCTGCACTACCTGTATGATTTATATTTACTACTATCTTATCTACCTTATGCTTTAACTCTCCCTCTATTTCCATCTTTGTCTGCTTAGGTAAAACGTAATCAATTAGTTTTGATGCTATCTCTACTGCTTTTGCTGGATTCTGTCTTCTTATCTTATCTAAATCCCCTTCTAATCTATCTAATTGATTTCCTACAATCTGAGTAATGATTGCTTTTAATTCCGTTGTGGTTTTATTCTGAACTCCTTTTTGTCTTCCACCGGTCTTTTTTCTTCTTTCCTTTTCCATATCTAATTCCTTCTATTTTAGAATATATATGCATATATAACATCTATCTTAGGAATTGTATTTAATCTAATAACCATTCTATACCATTGATGATTTCATCCATCATCATAGTGTATATTACTTTTTCTAATGTGCTTATATCCGTAATCATTCTATAACCACCTAAGTTCTCATCCTTTACCCTACTAATACGAAATGTTGGAAATGTGATATCACCCGCTTTCTTATCTAATAATATGGAGTAAAAGTTATCCGTTTCTACTATTTTTAGGATTTCTCTTCCTTTACACTTTTCTCCCATTATCTTTTGGTAATTCTTAATCTTCATCTATAAAGGGATTTTTTAAAACGTTATCCACCATATGTTGTTTTACTTTTCTGGCATTTAAGAATACTGTTGATTTACTTATTCCTATTTCCTTTGCCAATTCATTATAACTCTTATCTCCGAAGTAATATATACTGAATAACATAGCGGAGGCCCATCCTTTTCTTTTCTTCAACTCTTCTATTTCTCCAACTAACTTATCGTATTCCCTTTGGATTCTTAAATCTCTTTCTTCATCATATGGAATATCCGCTTCATCGGTTCTATCTACTAATCCTTCTTTTCGGTTTTCTTTCTTAATAAAGTTGATGAATCGGCTTTGTAAGAATGAACGGCAGTATTGTAAATTAAAACTATCCGCATACCATATGTTTGGATTTATACTTTTTCCTAAATAGAGATAGAGTTCTCCAACTAAATCTTCCGATGTATCACTATTCTTTGAGATGTTCTTTCCACATGCTAATAACCAGTTGTGATGATTCTTATATAGAACTTCCAATCTCTTTTGATTCTCTATCCACAATGAGCCCGTCACATCTACCATTATCCGTTAAGTTTTATATATTCTCTTATCGTATCCACTGCCTTTAACCATAATGTTCCACTCGATGGACAATTGCATGGTTGAGGTTCTGTTACATTTCCACTTATGGTTTTATATGCTCCCCATATATATCCAACTAAGTGATGTGGTAAGTGAGTTTTAATCGCTTCTACTTCCGCTTTTAACTTTTGATATTCTTCTTCAGTAAATTTGTCTTGCGCCATATTATATTTTATTTTTGTTATTCTGGTAATTCTCCGTATGGATTTTGATATTCTCCTTCTTCTTCTATTATCTGAGGTGCATATCCTCCGTATATTTCTCCCATTACTCTCTGAACTTCTGCATCAGTTATATATTCTCTATTATCCTTTTTCTTTTCTCTGATTTCCTCTAACTCTTCAGTTGTTAAATCTATTCTATCTCCGAATATCTGCCACATTAATTCTTTATCACTTAAAATAGCATCTAATCTTTCTTTATTTAGTTTGTTGATATATGCTCTAAATTCTTTTCTTTCCTTTAGTGTTTTTAAGGTTTTAGTTGATTCCCTTATATCTTTTTGTTTTAGATGTTTTAATCTTACCTTTTCAGTATATTGTTTTGCTAATTCTTTTCTTCTTTCCTCTTTCTGTTCCGGTGTCCAACCACTCAAATCTGCTAACTCCCTCATCTTTCTTCTTTGAGGGTCTCTACCCTTATGAGTTGCGTAGTATTTGCGAGGTCTTCCTCCCTTTCCTTGTTTGTATTCTTCCATTAAAATAACTTTATTTCGTTACATCTACCATCATATGTTTTATCGGTTAGGCGATTTAACCATTGTTTCCTTTCACAACAACCACATGAATCCCTATTAAAAAATTTTTTTGCTATCAAAAGGGCTAAGGTTTCCCCCTGCCCCCACGTTACAAAATCAATTAACCATTCCAACCATGTTCCCAATTTAATCCATTTCATATTATTTTCTTTTTGCTACTATGTACTGAAAATGATTTTTATAATGTGTAACTACTTCCCATCCACAATCTTCAAACATCTCTTTGTATGAATCACCATTGAATACCCATAGATGAAATGGTGCGTGATAGGATGGAGTTTCGTAATCGGGTGATGATGCTACAATCCATTCTACACCATTATCTAATAATCTTTTGATGAATGAATCTGGATCAACTAAGTGTTCTAATACTTCAGTTGCGATTACTATTTGTGGAAACTCTACATCTTCATTTACGAAATCTAAGTAAAATATATTTTCTTCGTTTCCTTTTTGATGTGAATCTTCTACGTTAGCTGGACATAAATCATATCCCCATATTCTATTATTTGGTAATTGTGATTGAATCTCTCTCATCAATCCTCCGTTACCGCAACCAAAATCAGCAATAGTAATATTTTGATTATCACCAACTATATCTACTACATAATCTTTAACCTGCATTAATCTACCTCTATGACCTTCTTGATTAATATGGTCTGCTACTTCTCTGTCTTTATACCACTCAGCATCATGCGAATGTGGAGTATCGAATGTTTTATATCTCATTATTTTCCTTTTATACTATTAAGTGAAATTCCTTTATTGATGTATTGTTGAATGTATTCCTTTTCTCTTTGTAATCCTAAGTATCTATTCTTATGCCCTAAATCTTCTATTAGAATACAGGTGTGATTATTTATTCCAAACTTTGTAAATGATTCGTAAAGTTTTTCAATCCCTTTCTTTCTACTACCTCTAGTGTAAGCATTGTAATCGTTGATATGAACTTTTAATCTTTTTTTAATATCATTGAACTGAGTATATCCGATATAAACCATTCCTTCTGGATTAGTTAATGAATATATTTTACCATTCTTATTTGCTTTCCAATTATCTTCTAAATAGGTTTGCCAATGTTCTTTGTTCTTTTCAAACCATCCATTAGCACCAATCCAATAATCAGGATTCTTTTTTCTGAATTGATATGTTCTTTTGTTTTGACAGGGTTTGCATCTTTTAAGTAGTTGCCCCTTATGTTTCCTCTGAAATGGGAAATATTCGTTTGTGAAAGGTTTTGCTTCTCCGCAATCAGAACAACACATAGTTCCATTGGGATTTAAGATTTGTTTTTCGTTTGCCATTTGTTTTCTTTATTATAAATATCAAGTAATTTTCTCTGACAACATAAATATACAAAAAATATTACAAAATACCAAATAAAAAAGGGAGGTATTAGAACCTCCCATAATTATGATTCAGTACAAATGGCACTTCGTAAAAACTGAACCAATATCTTTAATTTATGACTTCAAATACCTTAGTTGGTATTATATTTACTTTTCCTTCTTCTTTAGATGAAAGCAGGATACAATTCTCAAACTCATTCCAATCAGGAACAAAACTCTTATCTATTTTTCCTAACTCCTCAATTGCCAAAATATTCAGAGCATCAATAGTATAAATTGTAGTAGATTTTTTATTTACTTTAATTACTCCATTATATTTGAAGTGATATTCAGTATTAAATGTAATATACAATTCTACTTCTTCTTCTTGTCCGAATCTTTCTCTTAGTACAAATATTGGACCGGATGGTCTATATATTTGTTTTATATTTTCAATATCTGATTTATAATTCTGAGTATCCGATATCTTAAGTAATAACGATTTTTTCATATATTAATAACAAACTACTCATCAATAGTAGTAAAGTTATTACAATTAGAACATAATCTATCTCTATCTAACTCTTCAAATAAAGTAGTCAGATATTCATCTAATTCTGCAGCAAAGCAGGTATCATCAAATAAATCATTAAATTCTAATTCTTCCATA